ACGGCCAGGTACAAGGCGCGGTCGATCTTGGTGCCGTGCATGTATAGCTGCATCTGGACCCAGTGCTCGGGCTTGGACTTCTCGACCCCGTTCTTCTCCAGGTCGGAGAACGACTTGGCGCTGTGGGTCTTGAACTCGGCGATGTGGCGCTTCTTGGGCGCTTCAGGCACGCCAGACTCGATGATGGCGTCAATGCTGCCAGACACGTGCGCACCGAAGTCCACGCGCGCCTGCTGCTTGCCTGCGCCACGCACATCCAGACCGATGGCGCGCAGGTCAGACACGATGGTGGCCTCCTCCATCTGGCCCCGGCGGAACAGGCGCAGGATGCGGCCAGGGAACTGTGGCTGCACGGCCCACCGAAAGGACAGCCACAGCCAGCGGTCGCAGGGATGGCCCAACTGGCTGCAGCCCATGTGCGGCCTTGGAGGCTCGGCCAAAGACTCGTGGTGCTTGTCGATTTTGGCCTGGATGCTATGCTCTGAATCTGGTATCTTCATGGGTATCTCCTTCATGCAGTTGTCACCCCGGTCCTCTTGCGAGGCCGGGGATTTTTTTACTTCTTGGCCCAGGGTGGTGTGGCCTTGGCAGGCGCGGCCGATGCAGGTGCGGAAGCGGCAGGCGAGACTGCAGGTGCTGCGAAGGTCGGCGCGCTGCCGGTGATCGCCTTGAAGCCCTTGACCTCGTTCTGAGCAGCATACTGCTCGGTTGCGGCGCGCACATCAAGTTTGATCGAAAGGCTGCCACCGATCAGTTGGTCGGTGTCTGTGACCTTGGCCAGGCCGATCGCACGCATGATCTTGCCAAGCTGCTGGCGGCCGATCTCTTCGGCCTTGGCGCTGGCGTTCTTGATGTTGAGGTTGCCGAACACCACGCGGCCCTGGTGGGAAGGCCCGGTGATGTCGTAGCGGACCTTGATGTACTGGCCCGATCCGTCCTTGGTTGGCTTGAGTTCGGCGGCCGTGATGTTGGCGTTGTACCAGCCAGCAGGCAGCGGGTCGTAGTTGCCACCGTTGCCCTGGGGCAGTTCGTTTGCGTCGAAAGTTTGTCCGAGGAATGCCATGTTTATTTCTCCTTACGAGTGATGGTGAATGAAGGGCGGCCAGGCTTGGCCGTGATTGCCGCGGCGAGGGGCTTTGTGATGGCCTCGTCCGTCGCCTTCCAGACGGCCATGTTGATTTCCGGCTTCCACCGAAAGAGGCTGGCCAGGTGCTCGGTCAGGCCGAACTCGGCGGCCAGTTCCTGCACCTTGTCGCCATCGACCTTGCGGTCAATGCGGCCAACGATCTTGATCGTGAACTGGTCCGGATCGACCGTCTCGGTGCCTTCGCTGTTCTCAGCAAAGCCCACCAGGCTCTTGATGCGGTCCTCGATCTTGCGGCGGTCGTCGACGGCGTCTTTCTCTGCCTGTTTTGCGATCAACCACATGTTGGACAACTCGTTCAAGTCGTCAACAACCTTCAGCGTGTCGTCGATTGTCATCATCACTTGCCTCCCTGCATCTTGGCGATGATCGCGCCCAGGTCCGGCGCTTCCCAGGCTTCCAGCTTGCCGCTGCGGTCCTTGGCCAGCCAGAGGCCGTCGCTGTCGCACATCAGGGCGCGCTGGGTGACGCCTTCGCCATCCTTCTCGACCCGCAACGCCAGCACCTCGTCAAAGAAGTAGGGCAGCGCCTGGCCGGTCTTGTTGCCTGGCATCGAAGGCGCGTACAACACTCGGCCCATCTCGTCCTGCGTCTTCTCCAGCTTGGCGCTCATGTAGACGTGGCGGCCAGGCAGGTCGCGGAAGGCCCGGATGATGTCGGCCATCTGCTCCTGCATCGCACCGTAGGCCTGGCGCGGGTCTTTGGTCGCCTTTTTCTCGGCGTTGAGAACCACCTCGGCAATCTCGCTGATCGAGTCCAGGGCCACCGATTGGTAGGCCTTGGCCTCGTCTGCGCTGGTCAGCCAGGTGTAAGCCTCCTTGAGCGTGTCCATGTCGCTGATCTCGATGTAGGGCAGGTCTGCGTCCTGGATGGACAGCAGGCCACCTTCGGCCGAGAGGACGATGGGGTTGGGCAGCGTCTTGACCAGGCTGGTTTTGCCAGCGCCAGCCTGCCCGTAGACGAGCACCTTCACACCGTTGGCAGCCAGGCTGCCGGTCGTTTTTACGTTGATTGCCATCAGGCATCTCCTTCAGGGTTGCTGCGCCTTCGGCCAATTCCGTTCGCGCAGTGGTTGCAACTGTACCGGTTTTTCTGGTACAGTGCAAGCACTACCGCAAAAATTTTTTCAGAGGTGCAACTTATGATGACTGTCGAGCAGATCAAGAAAAGGCTTGAGGACGCCAACCTCAAGAGGGTGGCCGAGAACGCAGGCGTGCATCCGGCCACGGTCTACAGGTTTATGCAGGAGGACTCCAAGCCCCTGTACGAGACGGTCAAGGCGCTGTCGGACTACCTGACACGCCAGGAGGCTGCATTGAATGGCTGACCTCTCAAAAGTGCTCGGTGGTGCGTGGGCACCACCACCAGAAAAGCGCATTGCGCCACCAGAAGAACAACTCATCGAAGCTATCAGGGCGGCAGGCCTTGAACCACCGGACCACGTGGTACTCGACGGCAAGCTGCACAGGTTTCGATCAGGCACCAAGGGCAGCGCCAAGGCAGGCGACAAGTCCGGCTGGTACGTGGTGTTCGGAGACGGCATCCCAGCAGGCCGATTCGGATGCTGGCGCATGGGGTTTGAATCGCCCTGGCGTGCAGACGTCGGCAGGCAGTTCTCACCGGCCGAGGAAATGGCCCACGTGCGGCGCATGGCAGAGGCCAAGGCACTGCGCGACGCGGCGCTGGAAAAGCAGCACGAGGTGGCCGAGAGCACAGTGGCTGCGATCTGGAGTCAGGCATCTGCAGCCAGCGCAGACCATCCATACCTCAAGCGCAAAGGCGTCCAGCCACACGGCGCACGCATCACAGGCGACGGCCGCTTGATGCTCCCACTTTTCGGCCAGGACGGCACTTTGTGCTCGCTGCAGTACATAGACACCGATGGTGGCAAGCTCTACCATCCAGGAGCCGAGGCCGGTGGAAAGTTCTGGATGGTAGGCACAATGGATGAACCCGGCACCCTCTACGTCGCGGAGGGCTTCGCCACAGCAGCAACGATCCACGAGACAACAGGCAGGCCGTGCGTCGTGTCCTACAGCGCCAGCAGCATCGTCCCGGTGACCGGAAGCCTGCGTGAGATGTACGGAAGCAGCCAGGACATCGTGATCGTCGCAGACCACGACAAGCACGGCGTGGGCCAGAAGTACGCTGACCAGGCCAGCGCCAAGTATGGCGTGCGCGTGGTCATCCCTCCAATTGAAGGCATGGATGCCAACGATTATGCCCAGGCTGGCCACGATCTGACAGGGCTGCTGGTGCAGCAGACCGGATCGGCGGTGATCGACAAGCTCAAGGTGGTCTTCGGCGACCAGTTGGGCAGCGACTATGAGGCACCTGACGAACTTGTCGAAGGCCTGATGACCATCGGCAGTTCGGTGGTGGTCTACGGCGACAGCAACTCAGGAAAGACATTCTGGGCACTGTCGGTGGCCACAGCGATCGCCACCGGATCAGACTGCTACGGCCGCAAGACCGACCCAGGCCTGGTGGTCTACCTGGCCAGCGAAGCCCAGGCCAGCATCCGGTCCCGCATGCAGGCCATCAAGAAGTTCTACGGTTGCAACCTGGAGAACCTGGCGATGGTGCCAGTCCCGATGAACTTCTACTCCGGCGCGCAGGATGCTCACGACGTGATCGAGATGGTCAGGGCCATCGAGCAGATCAAAGGCAAGCCGGTGCGTCTGATCATTGGCGACACGCTGGCCAGGATGAGCGCAGGCGCGAACGAAAACAGCGGCGAGGACATGGGGCCAGTCATGGCCAGATTCGACCAGGTGGCCACCGCTACCGGCGCGGCCATGATGATCATCCACCACAACGGCAAGGACGCGGCCAGAGGCGCGCGCGGCTGGTCCGGCATCCGGGCACACATCGACACCGAGATAGAGGTCAGCGAGAAGGACGGCAGCCGGTCCGTCTCGGTCACCAAGCAGCGCGAATTGCCAAGCAAAGGCGAGACGATCTACTTCAAGCTGGAGGTGATCGAGATGGGCACGACCAAGTTTGGCGGCGTGGCCACTACCTGTGTGGCTGTCCCGGACGACGAGGCCAACACCACAAAACCACACAAAAAACCAACAAAGCACGATGAGAACGTGCGCACGGTCGAGCGCGCCTGGTGGGCATCCGGTGCCGAAGAGCGAGAGGGTTTACCCTACGTCAGCCGGTCGGCGCTGCGTGACCTGCTGGTCAAGGACGGCATGTCAGAGCGCACGGCCAAGAACAAAACCGAGGCGTCCAGGCCGGACGGAATCATCGCGCAACTGCTCAACGCAGGCACGCTGGAGACGCACGAACACGGCTGGATTTTCTGCAACGAGACACAGGCAAGCGCGATGCTGATGCAAAAAAACGCTCCCAAAAATCGCCCCTAAACGCCCCTGAGCGCCCCTAGGGGTTTTCAGGGGTTAGGGGCAAAAGCCCGGAAAAACGCCCCGCCCCGCCCCTAAACCCTATAGGGTAGGGGCAGGTAGGGGCACCGGGATGCGGGAAAACAGGGGAAAGTTATCCACAAGCAAGTTAGGAAGCACTCACATGAACACGCAAATGCAAAAGGAACTTGAGCGACTGGAATTCGCAGTGGCCGATGGCGATTTGAAAATGGTCAGCCAGGCCATGAGCGACTTCCGCAAGGCCATGCAGCAGGAAGGCATGGACATCAAAGCCATGCTTTCCGGACGCGAGGCCAGATACGGCAGCTTTGAAAATCACGCCAAGATCAGCCAAGACCTTAAGGCCGTGATGCACGAACGATCCGGCTGGGACCGGCTCAAGCCTGACCAGCGCGAGGCGCTCGAGATGGTCCAGCACAAGGTCGCGCGCATCCTCAACGGCGATCCGAACTACGCCGACAACTGGATCGACATCGCAGGCTACGCCACCCTGGTGGCGAACCGCCTGGAAAAAGAGGACAATGACGCATGACCACGATTTCACACAAAAGCAACTTGATTGCAGCGCTGGCCATCGGCGCAGTCATCGGCCATCAGGGCTGGTGGCTGGCTGCCGCAGCCCTGGCCGTGGCGATCTACTGGAGAGGCGAATGAGCAAGAAGCAGAACCCGGCCGACAAGGTCGAGCAGTGGCCGATCGAGAAGCTGGTGCCATACGCCAAGAACTCGCGCACACACAGCGAGGAACAGGTCGCACAGATCGCGGCCAGCATCAAGGAGTGGGGCTTCACCACCGCTGTCCTGGTGGACGAGTCCGGCAGCATCATTGCCGGTCATGGTCGCTGCAGGCTGGACCGATGCCCAGAAGCGTGCCTACGTCATCGCCGACAACAAGCTGGCGCTGAACGCTGGCTGGGACAACGAACTGCTGGCGCTGGAGTTGGGCGAACTCGGCGACGCTGGCTTTGACCTGGAACTGACCGGCTTCACGGACGAGGAAATCAAGGCGCTGATGCCGGTGGAAGTGACCGAAGGACTGACCGACCCGGACGCTGCTCCGGCCGTGCAGGAAAACTCGGTCACCGTGCCTGGTGACGTCTGGATCATGGGCAAGCACCGGCTGATGTGCGGCGACAGCACCAGCACCGACCACCTGGCGCAACTCACCCAAGGCAACTTGGTGGACATGTGGCTGACAGATCCACCTTACAACGTGGCCTACGAGGGCGGCACGAAGGACAAGCTCAAGATCAAGAACGACGAGATGGGCGACGAGCAGTTCCGGCAGTTCCTGCGCGACGCCTACACCGCTGCCGACACGGTGATGAAGCCGGGCGCTGTGTTCTACATCTGGCACGCGGACAGCGAAGGCTACAACTTCCGTGGCGCGGCCAGGGACGCTGGCTGGACCGTGCGGCAGTGCCTGATCTGGAAGAAGTCCAGCCTGGTGCTCGGGCGGCAGGATTACCAGTGGCAGCACGAGCCGTGCCTGTACGGCTGGAAGGACGGCGCTGGCCACCTCTGGGCGGCCGACCGCAAGCAGACCACCATCTTGGAGTTCGACAAGCCCAGCCGCAACGGCGAGCACCCGACCATGAAGCCGGTGGCGCTGTTCGAGTACCAGATGCTCAACAACACGAAGGGCGGCGACCTGGTGCTCGACTCCTTTGGCGGCTCCGGCACCACCCTGATCGCAGCCGAGAAGAACGGCCGCACTGCCTTGCTCATGGAACTGGACCCACGCTACTGCGACGTCATCGTCAAGCGCTGGCAGGAGTTCACCGGCAAGCAGGCCACCCACGCAGACACTGGAAAACCTTTCGCGGAGGTTACGAATGGCGACGAAACCACAGAAACCCACAATTGAAAAATCGGTTATAAAAAAGCCTGACGGTCGGAAAAACAACGGCGGAGCACGTGAAAACGCTGGCCGACCCGCCTTCGAGCCGACCGACCACGAGCGCAAGCAGGTCGAGGCCATGTCCGGCTACGGCCTGCCGATCGAGCAGATCGCTGTCCTGGTGCGCGACGGCATCGACACCGACACCCTGCGCAAGCACTTTGCCCAGGAACTGATCTCGGGCAAGGCCAAGGCCAATGCGCAGGTAGGGAAAACCCTATTCCAGAAGGTGATGGCAGGCGACACGACGGCGGCCATCTGGTGGTCCAAGACGCAGATGCGCTGGAAGGAAGTGCAGCAGCACGAACTGACTGGCGCGGACGGCGCGCCTTTGGAGTTTGCGAAGATCGAGCGAGTGGTCATCCGTGGCAAAGCCGACACTGAAAATTCAGACGCCTGAGTGGGCTGTCCCGCTGCTGCAGCCTGCGCGCTACAAGGGCGCACACGGCGGCCGTGGATCGGGTAAGTCGCACACCTTTGCCGAGATGCTGATCGAGGCGCACATCATGGACCAGGCCAGCCGCAGCGTCTGCGTGCGCGAGGTCCAGAAGTCGCTTGCGCAGTCTGTCAAGCGCCTGCTCGAACTCAAGATCGAGCAGATGAACGCTGGCGCATACTTCGAGGTGCAGGAGGCCGTCATCAAGTCCAAGAAGGGCGACGGCCTGATCATCTTCCAAGGCATGCAGAACCACACGGCCGACTCGATCAAGTCGCTCGAAGGCTACGACCGTGCCTGGGTGGAAGAGGCACAGTCGCTGTCCCAGCGCAGCCTGGACCTGCTGCGGCCGACCATCCGCAAGCCTGGCTCGGAACTTTGGTTCACCTGGAACCCGGCGCTGGCGACCGACCCGGTCGATGCCCTGCTGCGCGGCGAGAAGCCACCACCAGACGCTGTGGTGCTGGAGGTCAACTTCGACGACAACCCTTGGTTCCCGGACGTTCTGCGCGCGGAGATGGAGTACGACCGAGGGCGCGACCCGGACAAGTACGCGCACGTCTGGCGTGGCGGCTACCTGCAGAACAGCAGCAGCCGGGTCTTCCGCAACTGGCGCGTCGAGGAGTTCGAGGCACCCAAGGACGCCATCCACCGCCTGGGCGCGGACTGGGGCTTCGCGTCCGACCCGACCGTGCTGGTGCGCTGCCACATCATCGGACGCACGCTCTACATCGACCACGAGGCCTACATGGTCGGCTGCGAGATCGTGAACACCCCGGACCTGTTCATGACCGTGCCAGAGGCCGAGAAGTGGCCCATCGTGGCCGACTCGGCCAGGCCGGAGACCATCAGCCACATGAAGCGGCACGGATTCCCAAAGATCATGTCGGCCGTCAAAGGACCGAAGTCGGTCGAGGAAGGCGTCGAGTGGCTCAAGTCCTACGACATCGTGGTGCACCCTCGCTGCCTGCACACGATCGACGAACTGACGCTGTACTCCTACAAGACCGATCCGATCACCGGAAAGGTGCTCCCGATCCTGGAGGACAAGAAAAACCACGTGATCGACGCGCTGCGCTACGCCTGCGAAGGCGTGCGGCGCGCGCAGCCTTCCAAACCCCACAACTTCACACCATTGCCAGTCATGCACAAATGGTGAGAGAATGTCGAAAAATGAGGACTCGCTATGGCCAGAATTTCCAGAGATCAGCAGCTTGCCAATCTGCACGCTGAGGCGCTGGCTGAATTCGACAACATTCAGTCGGCGCTGAGGGACGAGCGCCTGCAGTGCTTGCAGGACCGTCGCTTCTACAGCCTGGCAGGCAGCCAGTGGGAAGGCCCACTCTGGGACATCTACGAGAACAAGCCGAAGTTCGAGGTGAACAAGATTCACCTGGCCGTCATCCGCATCATCAACGAGTACCGCAACAACCGGATCACCGTCGATTTCGTGAGCAAAGACGGCGAGGCGCGCGACGACCTGGCCGACACATTGGACGGCCTGTACCGTGCCGACGAGCAGGACAGCGTGGCCGACGAGGCATACGACAACGCCTTCGAGGAAGCAGTCGGCGGCGGATTCGGTGCCTGGCGTCTGCGCACGATCTACGAGGACGAGGAAGACCCAGAGGACGACCGTCAGCGTATCCGCATCGAGCCGATCTTCGACGCGGACTCGTCCGTGTTCTTCGACCTGGAGGCCAAGCGCCAGGACAAGGCCGACGCCAAGCGCTGCTTCGTGATCACGGCCATGACACGCGACGCCTACAAGGCGACCTGGGGCGACGACCCGACAAGCTGGCCCAAGATCATCCACCAGTACGAGTTCGACTGGTGCACGCCTGACGTCGTCTACGTGGCCGAATACTACCGCGTCGAGGAAAAGAACGAGACCGTGCGCATCTACCGCACGATTGCTGGCGACGAGGAGCGATACACCCAGGCCGACTTCGACAACGACGAGACCCTGGAGGAAACGCTGGAGGCCGTCGGCTCGGTCGAGGTCCGTCGCAAAAAGTACAAGACGCGGCGCGTCCACAAGTACATCATGTCGGGCGGCAAGATTCTGGAGGACGCTGGCTACATCGCAGGCAAGTGCATCCCGATCATCCCGGTTTACGGCAAGCGCTGGTTCGTCGACAACGTCGAGCGCTGCATGGGCCACGTGCGCCTGGCCAAGGATGCCCAGCGCCTGAAGAACATGCAGTTGTCCAAGCTTGGCGAGATCAGTGCGCTGTCCTCGGTCGAGAAGCCCATCCTCACGCCTGAGCAGGTCGCTGGTCACCAGGTCATGTGGGCTGAAGACAACCTCAAGGACTACCCGTACCTGCTGATCAACCCGATCACCGACCAGAACGGCAACCAGGCCGTCAGCGGCCCGGTGGCCTACACGCGCAGCCCGGCCATCCCACCGGCGATGGCTGCCCTGCTGCAGGTGACCGAGCAGGACATGCAGGACATCCTCGGCAGCCCACAGCAGGCCGACAAGATGGTCAGCAACATCTCTGGCAAGGCCGTCGAGATGATCCAGCAGCGCCTGGACATGCAGACCTTCATCTACATGAGCAACTTCGCCAAGGGCATGAAGCGCTGCGGCGAAGTCTGGCTGTCGATGGCCAAGGACATCTACACCGAGGAACGGCGCAAGATGAAGGCCATCACGGCCAACAACGACGTCGAGTCGGTCGAACTGATGAAACCGACCATCGACCAGAAGACTGGCGAGGTGGTGCTGCAGAACGACCTGACCGACGCCAAGTTCGACGTCAACGTCGAGGTCGGACCGTCATCTAGCAGCAAGCGCGCGGCCACCGTCCGTGCCCTGACCGGCATGCTGGCGATCAGCGACGACCCGGAGACCAAGCAGGTGCTCCAGGCGATGGCCATGATGAACATGGAGGGCGAGGGCATCAGCGACGTGCGCAACTTCTTTCGCAAGAAGCTGGTGCGCCTTGGCGTCGTGGAGCCGACCGAGGCAGAGGCCGAGGAACTGGCTGCACTGCTGCAAGGCCAGCAAGACCCGAACGCCATCTTCCTGCAGGCTGCGGCCGAGGAAGCGATCGCCAAGGCGGCGCGTGCGCGTGCCGACACCGTCAAGACCGTGGCCGACGCAGAACTGTCGCGTGCGCGCACCGTCGAGACGCTGGCCAAGGTCGACATGGATTCTCAAGACCACGCGCTGAACCTGGCGCGTGAGATCGGTGGCGTGGTGGTGGATCAGGCGCAGCCTGCCACTGGCCCGGCACCGATGTGATTTATGCGGTATCCACCCAGCCGCTTCAGTGGGTGAGTTTGATGGGGTAGATGATGAGTAAAACGGCAGAAGCAGGAGATCAGATCGAAGTCGAAGACATCGAGGTCATCGAGGACGACGAGCGTCAGACTGAGCAAGTGGGTGATGAGGATCAATCCATCACCGACCAGGACGACAGCGAATCGGACGGCGAGCAGACCAAGGATGAAGACGACGAGGTCGTGGTTTCCATCGGTGAGGAGTCGCCACCTCACGAAGAAGAGACTCGTGCGCCTGAATGGGTACGCGAGTTGCGTAAGCAGAACCGCGAGAAGGAACGTCGCATTCGAGAACTCGAAGCGCGGCTTCAGACCACCGCACAGACTGAGAACAAGCCGGTCGTGCTCGGAGCGAAGCCCAAGCTGGAGGATCACGATTACGACACCGAAAAGTTCGAGGCAGCCCTGGCTGATTGGTACGAGCGCAAGCGCGCAGCCGATCAGGAAGCCGAGAAGGCGCGTCAGGCCGAGCAGGCCCAGCGCGACGCTTGGCAGGCAAGGCTGGAGTCCTACGGCAAGGCGCGAGCCGAGTTGAAGGTCAAGGACTTTGAGGACGCTGAGTCTACGGCCCAGGAACTCCTGGACGTGACGCAGCAAGGCATCGTGGTGCAAGGCGCTGACAACCCGGCGCTGGTGATTTACGCACTCGGCAAGAACCCGAAGAAGGCGAAAGAGATCGCAGGCATCAAAGACCCCGTAAAGTTTGCCTTTGCGGTAGCGAAACTGGAGAAAGAATTGAAGGTGACGAACCGTAAGGCAGCCCCACCGCCTGAGCGCACAGTCCAGGGAACTGGTCGAGTGTCTGGGGCAGTGGACTCAACCCTTGAACGGCTGCGAGCCGAAGCTGAACGTACTGGCGACATGACGAAAGTCCTCGCCTACAAACGGCAGAAGCGCGCAGCGAAAGCCTAAACACCCTTGAAAGGAACACATCATGGCTAACGCATTTTCCAAAGAAGAACGCGTCGCGTTCGAAGACCTGCTCGAAGGCTTCCACGACGCACTGGTGCTCTCGCGCAACGTGGGCATCTACAACACCGACCAGACGATGATGGCTCGCACCAACGACGTCATCTGGCGTCCGATGCCATACATCGCTCAGTCGATCTCGTCCACTCCTGGCACCCCCATCGGCGGCTACCAGGACATGACGCAGTTGTCTGTTCCGGCCACCATCGGCTTCAGCCGTACCGTGCCTTGGACCATGACCACGCTCGACCTGCGCGATGCCCTGCAAGAAGGCCGTCTGGGTGAAGCTGCCAAGCAGAAGCTGGCCAGCGACATCAACCTGGCCATCATGAACGCTGCTGCGAACCTCGGCTCGCTGGTGGTGGACATTGGCGCTGCTGCTGGCACCTATGACGATGTTGCCCTGTGCGACTCGATCATGAACGAGCAAGGCGTTGCCGACTACGACCGCTTCCTGGCCCTGTCCAGCCGTGACTACAACGGCCTGGCTGGCAACATCGCTGGTGCAGCTGCTGCTGCCACCCGTTCGTTCGGTGGCAACAAGTCCAACACCGCGTTCGAGCGTTCGTTCGTCGGCATGGTGGCTGGCTTCGAGACCTTCAAGTTCGACTACGCCAACCGCCTGACCGGCGCTGCTGGTGGTGCGACCTTGATCGACACCCAGGCTGCTGCCAACAACTACTACGTCCCTGCGGCCACCTCGACGGCTCCGTCCGGCGAGACCCAGAACGTGGACAACCGCTTCCAGACCATCACCGTCGACAACACCGTCGGCGTGGTCGCTGGCGACGCGTTCACGATCAGCGGCGTGGAAGCTGTGCACCACATCACCAAGCAAGGTACTGGCCAGCCCAAGACTTTCCGCGTGGTGCAAGTGGTCAACGGCACCGACCTGGTCATCACCCCGCCGATCATCTCGGCCCAGGGTGGTTCCGATGCCGAACTGCAGTACCAGAACTGCATCGTGACGCCTAACGCTGCTGCTCCGTTCACCTGGCTGAACGTCAACACCGCTGCCGTCAACGTGTTCTGGCAACGCGACGCTCTGGAACTCCTGCCCGGCCGCTACGCTGTCCCGACCGATGCTGGAACCGCAGTGATGCGCGCCACCACCGACCAGGGCATCGAAGTGGTGATGCAGAAGTTCTACGACATCGACTCGATGACGATCAAGTACCGTCTCGACACGCTGTTCGGCGTCGTGAACAAGCAGCCTGAGATGAGCGGCATCCTGCTGTTCAACCAGTAAGCTGAGTAGGACAATGGGGGGGCTTCGGTCCCCCCATCTACCAAGGAGAACACCATGCCACTGAAAAAAGGCTACTCAAGCAAGACCATCGGCAAGAACATCTCCAAGGAGATGAAGGCTGGCATGCCTCAAAAGCAGGCCGTTGCCGTTGCCCTGAACGTCGCACGCAAGGCGGCCAAAGCTGCTGGCAAGCCCAGCAAAGCACCGGCGAAAAAGGCGAAGAAATGAGCGCGTTGCCCTGCTCCATTTACCGTGCGCCAGGCTCCATTCGGCGTGCCCGTTACAGCTACGACACCATGCTGGCAACCACGCAGCAGCAACTGGACGCGCGCCTGGCATCTGGCTGGCATCTGACGCTGGAACAGGCTCTGGATGCAGCAGGGGAGAGCGCTTCGCGTCACCTGGCGAACCGCAAGGTCCGCACGCGCAAAGTCCGAGTGGCAGCGCCACCAGCAGAGCGTCGTGCGTCATTCAAGCGCGCAGCGAACGCTGTGCAGATCGTCGCTGAGACGAAGCCTGTAGAGACTCCGACAGCAGTCCCGGCAGACAGCGAAGCACCGACCCGCATCGAGTTGGTGGCCAAGGCCACTGAACTCGGTCTGAAGTTCAGCAAGCGCACCAGCGATGAGAAGTTGCTGGACATGATCACCGAAGCATTGAGCAAGCAGGAGGCCTGACATGGGGTACAGCAAGCGCCAATTTGTGACGGCCGCGTTCGAGGAAATCGGGCTGGCGTCCTACGTCTTCGACCTGCAGCCGGAGCAACTTCAGTCGGCGCTTCGCAGGCTCGACTCCATGATGGCAGACTGGAACGGCAAGGGCATCCGGCTCGGGTACCCGATCCCAGGCAGTCCGCAGTTCAGCGACCTGGACGAGCCGTCCGAGGTGCCGGACAGCGCCAACGAGGCGATCATCACCAACCTGGCCATCCGCATCGCGCCTGGCTATGGCAAGACCGTTTCGGCCAACACGCAGGCCACGGCGAAGGACAGCTACAACACAATCCTTTCGCGTGCTGTGCAGCCTGGCCAGCAGCAACTGCCAGCCACGATGCCTGCTGGTGCTGGCAACAAGCCCTGGCGCGTCTACGATAACCCGTTCATCCGTCCACCCGTCGATCCTGTGCTGGCTGGCCAGGATGGACCCATCGAGTACAACTGAAGGAGCCGAAATGCCCTACATCAATCAACTGCCGCTGCTGGCCCAGGTCTCGCCTGGTGACCAGGTGCCCGTCTACAGCCCAAACAATGGCGACGCGCGTCGTCTGCCTGTCTCGGCGCTGCTGCAGTACTTCCAGCAGACCTTCGCCAGCCCCACGCTGGCCACCAACGTCTACACCCCTGGCACCGGCTTCAACGTGGCCGTGCCTACCCCGGTTGCTGCCCAGCAATGGATGCTGATCCAGCCTGCCGGTACGCTGGCGCTGGGCACCATCACCCTGCCGCTGAACACCCAGACGCCTGATGGCACCGAAGTGCTGGTGACCACCACGCAGCAGATCACCGGCTTCACGCTGGCGCTAAACGGCGCGACGGCTGCCTATGGCGCACCGACCACGCTGCTGGCCGAAGAGTTCTTCCGCATGCGCTTCGTGCAGGCCACCAACTCCTGGTACCGGATCGCCTGATCATGGCAGCCAAGAAAGACCCACGGCTGGAGCGCGTCGGCGTGCAGGGCTACAACAAGCCAAAGCGCACGCCATCGCACCCCACCAAGTCACACGTTGTGGTGGCCAAGGAAGGCGAGAAGGTCAAGACCATCCGCTTTGGCCAACAAGGCGTCTCTGGGTCTCCGAAGCGCGAAGGCGAGTCCAAGGCCGACAAGGCACGGCGCGAGTCGTTCAAAGCGCGTCACGCCAGCAACATCGCCAAGGGCAAGATGAGCGCAGCCTATTGGAGTGACCGCGTGAAGTGGTAAATAATCCCAAATGGTGCTACAGTGCTCCGCAAGGAGTGACGTATGCCAAATGGACTGTTGAAATACGAAGTGCAGTGTCCGAACTGCGGAGAGAAGCGAATGGTCAGATCTGACGTCCTGTCGAGATTGCAGAAGGAGGGAAAGCCTCTGATCTGCAAGCCGTGCCATAACCGGCTGCGGTTCGATGGGCGCGACCATCCGCGCAAAGGCACTGGCGTGAAGAACGACCCGGTGCTGGCCAGAACGCAGAGCAGTTACTACAAGGCCAAGCAACGCTGCAAGATGGGCGAAAAGCATCATGCCTGTTATGCGCATGTGGAGTTTCGATTCACATCGATGCAGCAGTTGATCGACTGCATTGGAGTTCGTCCAGATGGCACAACGCTTGACCGTATCGACCCGCTTGGACACTACGAACCTGGCAATGTGCGATGGGCAACGATTGCAGAGCAGACTGCCAACAGGCTGCCGCGAGGCTACTGGCAAAAACAGAATCAAGTGGTGACCTGAATGCAGATTCCAATCCTCAACGGCATCTACACGGACAACGGTCCGGACTTGCGCACGTCCTACCCGGTCAACCTGATGCCAGTGCCAAAGAAGTCCGGCATCAGCAATGGCTTCTTGCGTCCTGCTGATGGACTGGTGGCCAACGGCACCGGCCCTGGGGTGGATCGTGGCGGCATCAACTGGAACGGCGTCTGCTACCGCGTCATGGGAACCAAGTTGGTGACCGTGGCCAGCAATGGCGCTGTGACTGTGCTGGGCGACGTTGGTGGCCCGGTCGACACGCTGGTGACGATGGACTACAGCTTTGACCGCCTAGCCATCGCATCCGGTGGGCGGCTGTACTACTGGAACGGCGCACTCACGCAAGTGACTGACCCGGACCTTGGCGTCGTGCTGGATGTGGTGTGGGTGGACGGCTACTTCATGACTACTGATGGAAACAGCCTGGTGGTGACTGAGTTGGCAGACCCGACCCAGGTCAATCCGCTGAAGTACGGCTCGTCTGAAGTGGACCCAGACCCAGTGGTGGCGCTGCTCAAGCTGCGCAACGAGGTCTACGCACTGAACCGCAATACCATCGAGGTGTTCGACAACGTCGGCGGTGACTTCTTCCCATTCCAGCGCATCGACGGAGCGCAGATCACCAAGGGCGTTGTCGGCACGTTCGCTTGCTGCGTCTACCTGGAGACGGTGGCTTTTCTGGGTAGCGGACGCAACGAGGAACCAGGCATCTATCTTGGCGCGAACTCCCAGGCTCAGAAGATCAGCACGCAGGAAATCGACCAGGTGCTGATGCAGTTCACCGAGGCGCAACTGGCGCAGGTGAAGTTGGAGGCGCGCAACGACAAGAACCACCAGCACCTGTACGTGCATCTGCCGGACCGCACCATCGTCTACGACGCGGCGGCATCCGAGGCGCTTGGCGAACAGGTGTGGTTCACGCTAACCACATCGACGGTCGGATTCAGCCAGTACCGTGCGCGCAACTTGGTCTGGGCCTACGACAAGTGGCTAGTCGGCGATCCGCAGTCCAGCACCATCGGCTACATGGTGGACAAGACCGGCGAGCATTGGGGCCAGATCGTGCGCTGGGAGTTCGGCACCATCATTGCCTACAACGAGGGCAATGGTGCGATCTTCCACGAACTCGAACTGGTGGCACTCACTGGCCGCGTGGCCATGGGCAAAGACCCGATCATCAGCACCAGCTACTCGGTGGACGGCCAGTCCTGGAGTCAGGATCGTCCGATCCGCGTCGGTACCACCGGCAACACACGCAAGCGCCTGGCCTGGTTTCAGCAAGGGCACATGCGCAACTGGCGCATCCAGCGCTTCCGTGGCGACACCCAGGCGCACCTGTCGTTCGCTCGTCTTGAAGCCCAGATCGAAGGTCTGGCGTACTGATCATGGCGACGCAAAAGCTCAACCTCACCCGAGATCAACTCGCCACGTTCCTCAAGAACCACGAGCAGATCAAGCAGTTCGAGAGGCTGTTTGCGCTGGCCGATGATATTGCGCCTGCCAGCGACACGCAGGGCATCAGCATCCAAGCAGGCAATGCCGACGCTGCTGCCAACGAGGCGCTGGCGCAGATTGTCAGGTTGGCGCAAGACGCTGCCATCAACAGCGGCGCGGCCGACCAGAAGGCGGTGCAGGCGCTGGACACGCTCGGCCGCATTGCCAACGCACTGGAAATGCTGGCCACGGCCCCTGCCATCCAGAACAACAACTCGGTGGTGACGGACTACATCGATCTTCCGGAGATCGGCCCGCACGTCAGCCAGGCCAGGCGCGTGCAGTGGAACCGTGACGACGGCACGATGGACGTCGGCCTGTACGGCGGCAGCGTGCTGCAAGTTGGCCAGGAGATGATGTACTACGCCAAGAACACCAGCGGCAGCCTGATCGCCAACGGCACGCCTGTGATGTTCACCGGCACTGTTGGCTCGTCTGGCAAGCTGACGTTCGGCTTGGCTGTTGCAGACGGCTCGGTGTTGGCCGACTACATGATGGGCGTGGCCACGCAGGACATTGCGGACAATGCCTTCGGCTATGTGACCAACTTTGGCCTGGTGCGCGGCTTCAATACGACCGGCGCACCGTACGGCGAGGTCTGGGCAGATGGTGACCTGCTGTATTTTGACCCGGCAACACCAGGAACGTGGACAAACGTGCAGCCGCAAGCGCCGAACATCGATGTGCCCGTGGCTGTGGTGGTGAATGCAGGCTCAGGCGGCTCTGGCTCGATCTTCGTTCGCATGACAGTGGCCGAATCGCTGGCCAGGCTGCAGGACGTCTACATCAACGGCACAGGCACCCCAAACGACTTTGATGTGCTGCTCTACGATGCCACGCAATCGCGCTGGGAAAACAAACCCGCATCTGCCGTGCAGGTGCTTGAATGGATGAGCATGTGACATGGCATTTCAGAACATCACCCCGACCAAACTAGGCCAAGCGGCCATCACGACTGGCGTCACCACGCTCTACACCGTCCCGGCCAGCACGCGCACGCTGCTCAAGGAATTCAGCATCGCCAACACAACAGGCGCGGCCATCAATGTTCGCGTGTTCCTGGTGCCTGCTGCTGGCACTGCTGGCACTACAAACGCATTCCTGTACGACGTATCCGTCCCTGCAAACAACGCCCTACAGTACAACGGCGTGCAGGTGATGAATGCAGCCGAAACCATCCAGATTCAAGCCGCATCGGCAGGCCTGACAATCACGGCAAGCGGTGCCGAAGCCATCTAAGGAGAAACCATGAGCGTCCTAGTAAAAACCATTATCCCATCGAAGCAGGCTGAAAACTCGCAGACCACGCAGTACACCGCTGTGAACTGCAAGACCATCATCGACAAAGCAACCGTGACCAATACAAGCGCAGCAAATGCAACGCTGTCTGTCAACCTGGTTACGTCTGGTGGCAGTCCTGGCGTCAGCAACCTGATTGTTGATGCTCGCGCAATCGCTCCAGACGAAACTTATACGCTGCCAGAATTGGTCGGCCAAGTGCTTGAGCCTGGTGGCTTCATTTCAACGCTGGCAAGCACGGCAAGCGCCCTGACGATTCGATTCTCAGGTCGAGAAATCACTTAAATCGTGCATCCAGCATGAACGCGTCTTTTCTCGGCCAAATACGCATCGCTGGCGTCTTGCGGCGTCGCAAATGTGCCAATGTACCTGTGAACCTTATTCGCAGTGATTTGAGCCATGTAGCGTCCGTCAGCAAGTTTTGTCACGCCAAGCAAACCAGTCGATTTGTTGGTCGACTTGGAGCGCCTGAGATTTTGCAGGTTGGTCGATCTGGTTACAGCACGCAGATTTCTGATCGCATTGTTTTGCCTGTTGCCATCGATGTGGTCGGTGTCGTACTCAGGAAAAGATCCATGCACATAGAGCCATGCCAGACGATGGGAGAGATAGCGCCTGTTGTCAATGCTGATCTGCAGGTATCCGTCTTTTCTGACGCCTCCAGCAATTTGTCCGGCAATGATGTTTCCAGATTTGACTCGGCGAATAAAAACGCCAGTCTCTGGATCGTAGGAAAGAAGCTCGTGCAGTCGCGCTTGAGTAATCATGTCGCACCTCATCAAAGTGGAAAGCCATCGAAAGTTGCAGCAAGCGGTGATGAATCGCCTGTCCCCCGTCGGGTAAGCTGCAAGACAATTTTACGACAAAGGAGCCCGTAATGAAAGAATTTATGATGATGCCCAAAGGCTTCATTGGCCTTCCGGTTGAAGAAGAGTTCATCACCACAGCCGAAAACAAAAAGAACACCCAAGTGGTGATTGATGACTGGATGCTTGGCCCTGAGAAGCCATCCAACGAACCAGGCGCAAACAAGCCGTACTGGATGAAACTTGCCAACGCCATGCAAGTCGATGAAAAAGAGGCGCGTCGTCGTCGCTGCTCGAATTGCGAGTATTTCAATAATTCGACCATGATGCAGGCCAAGATGGAGCGCATTCCGCGCAACCAGTGGGACACAGACGCAGGTTATCGCGGCTACTGTCACAAGTTCGATTTCATCTGCCATGACATGCGCTCCTGCCAAGCCTGGGAGGAGAGGGAATTTGAGCAGGATTGACACACGCATCATTTGTGGGACAATCAAGCCGCTGAGGAAAATGCGACCAGCGGCATCCAATGAAAAATTGAGGTGTTTGTATGGGATTACTTAGCACGCTAGGCGGAATTGCAGGATCGTTTTTTGCTGGCCCAGTTGGAGGCACCATTGGCTCGGCACTTGGCGGAGCTTTTGAAGGACAAGACCGCGCAGAAACAGCAGCAGGAATCCAAGCCGGTGCAGCAGAAGCTGGAATCAGCGAGCAGCGTCGCCAGTTCGACGAAATCACAAAACTTTTGCAGCCTTACCAGCAGGCTGGCGTTGGTGCTATCGGCCAGCAGCAAGCATTGCTCGGCCTTGCTGGCGCTCCTGCACAGCAACAGGCTATTTCGGCGCTTGAGGCTTCCCCTGAATTCCAAGCGCTAACGCAGCAAGGTGAGAACGCCTTGTTGCAACGCGCATCTGCAACAGGCGGTCTGCGCGGTGGGAACATCCAAGCCGCACTCGCACAATTCAGGCCGCAACTTCTCACGTCGCTGATCAACCAGCAGTATGAGCGTCTTGGTGGCCTGACTAATGTTGGTCAAGCATCAGCGGCGCGTCAGGCCGCATTTGGTCAAGCAACAGGTGCGAACATCGCAAACCTGCTGACGCAGCAGGGACAAGCCCAGGCTGGCGGAGAGCTGGCAGGCAACATCACGTCGAACGCAATCACCAAGGCGCTTGGCACCATTCAAGGTGCTGGTGGCTTCGGTAAAGTATTCGGCAACCTTGGTGGCCTGAACCTTGGCACTGCGTTGCAATACGGAACGCAGCCAGGATCACAACAGACGCAGATGCTGGCCGCACAAATGGAAGGATTCTGAAATGGTCGCACCCATTGACTACACAGCACAGGTAGGCGATCCATTCGCGCAAGCACTGCAAGGCTACAAGATCGGCGCAGGCATTGCCCAGGCCGAGCAAGAACGCGCAGACTTGGAGCGCCAGCAACTCGCGCAAAAGCAATACCAGCAAGCCATTACACGCCTCATGTCGCCTGATGCTACGGCAAAGGACTATGAGAACGTGATGCTGATCAGCAACAAAGACCAAGCGGAGAACATTCGCAAGGTCATGGAAAGCCGAGATGCACGCGCAAATCAGGCAACGCTCAGGCAAATGGGCAATGTCGCACTGTCCCTTGCAACTGGAAACACCGATGTTGGCGTGAATTTCCTCAAGCGAGAGGCAGAGGCTGCACGCAATAGTGGCGACCAGATGGAAGCTAACTATTTGGAGCAGATGGCAGAGCAGGCCAAAAAAGACCCCAAGAACGTCGCAATGCTTTGGGGTGGAAAGATGACGCTCATCCCTGGCGGCAAGGACTATTTGGACAATGTGCTGAAAGCAGCTAAGGGTCAGAGTGAAATTGGAAAGGCTGAGGGCGAAGCAAAAGAGGCTCAAGCCAAAGGCGCTTATGCAGAAAAACAGCAAATTGCCGACCTTCAGAAAAAGGCCGCTGATCTTGGCCTGACCAAGGCTCAGACAGGCACCGCACTGGCATCGACCAAGAAGCTCGGCGTTGAGACTGCACGCGCAGCACTTGAGCTTGAGGCGCTGAAAGCAACTGGCGGCGTTGATCCTGAAAAGACATTCGCTCAGGAAGAAAAAATCCGCAAGGAGTGGCAAGGCAGAAACAAACTCTACAGCGAACTCAAAGGCACATACAGCAACATTGAGTCGTCGTCTGTGGCTGGTACTGGTGCTGGCGATATCGCTCTGATCACCAGCTTCATGAAGATGCTTGATCCTGGCTCTGTTGTGCGCGAGACAGAATTTGCAACTGCACGCGACACTGCGGGACTGTTCACGCAGCTCGAAAACAGACTGCAGAAAGCAAAAGACGGTCAGCTCTTGAAACCAGAGCAGCGCAAGCAATACGTTGACCTTGCGAAAAAGTATCTGGACGCTGCGCAGAAAAAGTCTGAGCAGGAAAAGAAAGACCTTGGCATCGTAGTGAAGAACTACCGGCTGAATCCGCAAAACGTGTTTGGCGCTGAACCTGCTCCTGCAAAACCACTGCCTGAAAGTGCAACGGTAAACGGACAGACCTACCAACGCCCCGCCAATTTCACCGATGAACAATGGCGCGGCTATCTCATGGCCAATGGGGTGATTCAATGAGTCCTGAAGAATGGCTGAAACAGCAGGCCCCGCAGACGTTTAACGTCGAGACTGGACAAGGCCGCAACGTCGCGGTGGATGTTCGCTTCCCAACGGCAGAGCAGGCCACACAGCCAGCACCAGAACCACAGGCAGCCACACCTGGCGTGACGCCCATGTCGCCTGAGCAGTGGCTTGCATCGCAGCAGCCTGCGCCATCGACAACGGCCACTGGCCTTGCTGGTGCAGCAACTCGCGGATTGGCACTTCCTGCAGCTGGTGCTGCACTTGGTGCAGCTATCGGCGCTCCATTTGCCGGTGTCGGCGCTATCCCTGGTGCAGTTGCTGGCGCGGGTGCTGCAACGCTCGCAGGCATGGTGGCCGACCCCATCGTTTCCTCTGTCAACAGCCTGTTCGGAACGACCTACACACTGCCAACTGACGCGCTGCAAGACTTGCTGACCCGTGTCGGTGTTGCACAGCCTCGCACAGAGGCCGAGCGCATCGTCCAGGCGACCGCTGCAGGAGCTGGCACAGCTGGTGGCACCGTTGCCCTTGGAAAGACTTTGCAGACCGCTGCAGGCCCTGTTACGCAAGGCGTTGGCCAACTCCTAGCCGCAGCCCCAGGCTTGCAGGCTGCAAGCGGCGCATTATCGGGTGCTGCAGGTCAGACGGCAAAGGAAATGGGCGCTGGCCCAGTCGGTCAGCTTGCGGCTGCAGTTGGTGGTGGTTTGTTGCCTACCGTGCCAGCCGCGGCCAAGGCTGCCACTCAAGCCGCCGCCAAGGCTGTCGCACCAAAGGGTGCAGGCATCCGCGAGCAGGTCGAGCCGACTTTCAAGGAAGCTGTGCAAAGCATCAAGGCCACCGTGGGCGAGAAAATCTCACCAGAGAATCAGCGCATCATCAAAAGCCAACTAGCCCAGACCCCTGATGCCGTTGATCTGGTGAATGTCCGCCTGTCTGGCTCGCAGGTTGTCCCCGACAATGAAGCGATCTCAGCAATCAAGCAAGGCTGGAAAGATGGTGCTGTGGCCAGCATCAAGGCGGCATCAGAGAAAGATCGCTCGGCCATGACCAAGATGCTCAACTTGTTCAAGATGGGCGAAAAGAGCGAGAAATTCAGGGCCATGAACAGGCCAGCAGACATTCTTGGTGACACCGTGCAGGCTCGCGTTGATTTTCTGACGAATGCCAACAAGCAGGCAGGCACGGCCATTGACAACATCGCGCAGACCCGGCTGCGTGGTCAGACTGTCAACTACGACCATGCGATCAACACATTTTTGGATGACCTGGCCAGCATTGGCGTCAAAGTCGAGCTTGATGAGAACGGCGTGGCTAAAGCAATTCTGCAAGGCTCTGACATTCAGGGCGACAGGGCTGCTCAGCGCACACTGAACGCAGTCCTGGAGCGTTTGAGCACCACTGCTGCACCTGATGCCTATGGAGTGCACACAGCCAAGCGATTCATTGACACCCAGGTCAGCTACGGAAAGAACGTCGCCAACCCACTGACAGCACAGGCCGAGCGCATCCTGAAAAACCTGCGTCGAAACCTGAATCAGTCACTTGGCGATGCCTTCCCGCAGTACCGTGCAGCCAATGAGAAGTACGCTGACACCATCACGGCACTTGATGACCTCCAGCGTGCAGCAGGCACCCAGATTGATTTGGAGTCGCCAAACGCGAACAAGGCGCTCGGCACGGCCATGCGCAAGCTGACAAGCAACTATGGCACCCGCGCCAACCTGATCGACTCGCTCGACCAGGCCAATCAGGTGGCGTCCAAGTACGGCATGAAGCTAGACGACGACATAGTGAACCAGCTGATTTTCGTCAACGAACTTGACCGCATGTTCGGCGCTGCCGCACAGACTTCGCTCAAGGGCCAAGTGTCCGAAGCCATGCAAACAGGCCTCGACATTGCTCGCGGCAACGCTGCCCAGCGTGCTTTTGACCTGCTGGCCGAGAAGGCGCAAAATCTGCGCGGTGTCAACAAGGAAAACGCCATCAAAGCGATGGAAGAAATCCTCAAACGCAAGGCCGCACAGTGATGTCACAATCTTTCCGAAAGTTTGCCGATGAGGTGAAACTGCCACGCGAAATGAGTGCGCGTGAAAAGTTCATTGTCCAATCTCTGCAAGCTCAGGAGCAATTTGAACAGGAGCAGTGAGGATGACTCGATGCTTGCAACACTTCGAAAATGGATCGCATGGCTGCTTGCGTGGCTTCGATCATTCTTCCAGCCTGAATCAATCCAAGGAGAACCAGTAATGTCCGCACTCAGCATTCAGCCAACCTATCCGATCTTCACGGAGACGGATGGCCAGCCGCTTGAGAACGGCTACATTTGGATTGGCACAGCCAATCTTGACCCGCAGGGCAATCCGATCAACGTGTATTGGGATGCTGCCCTGACGCAACTTGCTGGTCAGCCAATTCGCACCGAAGGCGGCTATCCTGTCAACAGCGGCACCCCTGGCCGCTTGTACGTCAACAGCGACTACAGCATTCGCGTGATGAACAAGAACGGCAGTGTTGTTTATAGCGCTCCGGCAGCGACTGAGCGTTACAGCAACGTTGTTGTTCCGCTGGATTCTGCAGATATTTATTACACGCCTCCTTACACAAACAGTGCATCGACCAATGTTGAATTCAAGCTGGCGCAAACTGTCAGTGTCAAGGACTTTGGTGCTGTTGGTGATGGCGTCACGGATGACACTGCCGCAATTCAAGCTGCATTTGACGCATCTTTGAGCGTCATCGTGCCAGAAGGCACCTATCTTATTGACCCTGTTGACCCAAACTACCCCTCACAAAATTACGGCGGTGGCGTGAAGCCCCAAAATGGTAGCGTTATCCAATTTTTGGGTGGTGCCATATTTAAAGCAAAAACGAACAGCGCAGGTGCTTATGTCATCATTAACCTGCGAGACACCACGGATGTAACCATCATCAACGGCAATGTTGTCGGTGATGTAGACACTCACACTGGTGTTGGCGGTGAATTTGGCATGGGGTATTACATCGCTTCTGCCACAAACACGCGCCTAATAAATTGCACAGCGTCTAAATGCTGGGGTGATGGATTTATTGTTTGCGGTTCTATTGAGACTGCATATACACCTTGCGTTGGCGGCGTGTTGGAAAATTGCGTTGCGGATGACAACCGCAGGCAAGGGCTGTCGATTACGTCATGGATAAAAGGTTTGGTGCTTGGTGGTGAATACAAAAACACCGGCACCACAAAGTTCACCCAGCCTGCTTATGGCATAGACGTTGAGCCTGACAGTGGCGGCAACGACGAAATCGACATCACGATGATCGGCGTCAGAACGAGCGGCAACAAATATGGCGGAATCCAATTTGTTCCGGGGTTTTTGAGCGACAACACCTATACGCGCCCTCAATACAATGTTCGGTCTATCGGGCACATGTCATATCAAGACGGCGATTCTGGTGGAACTGGCATCAGGTTTGCCTACCCTGATCTTTCCGTTCCTGACGTTAACGTAGCAAATAAAGTCTACGGCACGATCTATGTGGAAAGCGCTACCGTTATCGAAAGCCCCGGCCGCGCGGTTGATTTTGCGCGGTGGGTTCCAACGTCACCAGAAGTCATCATAAATGACTTGAATGTAATTGACTGCAACACCAGCGGAACTACGGTGGACAATCGCAGTCAATGCGCGGTTGTCATCTACACAAACCCTGCTGATGCGGCATATCAGACCGCGACCGGGGATGTGCAAATCAACAACCCAAAAATTGTTGACACACGAGCAACTCCGAAAATGTTGTTGCCGATGTGGTTTGAGGCTGGCGGCGCAAGTCAAAAAATAGCCAGCACGTACATTACAAACCCGACCGGTTACGGCTGGATCAGCGGTAGCAATGGGTTTGTATGGTGCAACCGCGCCAACGACGTTCAAGTTGTGGCCGACGTTTCACCAGTCAAATCTTTTTCGACTAGCCAAGCCTTTGTGAATGGTTCTTTTGCTGGATATGAAATCTACGCGACAAACAATGCTCAATTCACATTGCCTACTGCCGCAAATTCGATTGGGCTGCAATGGACGTTTAAAAACCCCAATTCAGTAGACATCGTAGTTTCGCCGCAATCTGGTGACACGATTTACCCGCTAGGGTTGGGTGCAGGATTAGACATTGTTCTACGTTCAGTGTCTGATAGCGTGACTGTCAAAGCGATTGCCGCAAACACTTGGGTGATTGTCAACCAAGATGGCCGAACCATCCACCCAAGATATTACGGCACACCCAAGCGTGTAGTTTGGAACAACGCAGCGCCCACTTCGGATACTTGGGCGCGTGGCGACATTGTTTGGAACACTGATCCCTCTGCTGGTGGAACTCCAGGTTGGGTGTGCGTAACGGCGGGCACTCCGGGCACTTGGAAGGCTATGGCAAACGTTGCCGCATAAAGGATTGAATCATGCTTAAAACTGTCTCTTCGATTGCAAACGCGATTGGCGCTTTGAATTACAAAGGCACTTGGAATGCCAACACCAACACGCCTGCTTTGGCCTCTGGTGTCGGCACAAAGGGCGATTACTACGTTGTCTCTGTCGCTGGAACAACATCCATAAATGGCCAAAATCTCTGGGGTGTTGGAGATTGGATCGCTTTCAATGGTACCGTTTGGCAACGTGTCGATGGAGGTATGACTGGCAACTTCACAGACCTGTCCATCAACGGAACTGCTACGTTGAATGGGTCTGGTCTGAACGCAAGTCAAGCCGCTGCTCTGAACGCTTCAAATCAGTTGATCACCTATCCGTATTGGCCGATGAAACAAGTTGATGTTGCTGGATCAAACATCAACGTCAATTTCAACTCCAACATTTCCAGTTCGTGGTTTGTCATCAAAAGCAATGCAAACAATGCAACCATTGGGCAGGTCAGCAATCTTCCAGGCAATGGTTTTTTGTTGACCATGATTTTTGACACGTCAGCTGGCGGTACATTGACCATTTTGCAGGGCGCTGGCGCATATTTCAGATTAAAAAATAGCGTTGATGCGGTTGTTACTAGCGGCAACTCTATGACGTTCTTTGTCAGAGCAAACATTCTTTTTGAGATTTCACGCAACTTCTAAGGAGTACGACATGGCAACCAACTCGCAAATCGCATTCAACCCGCAAGGCAAGACCGTCGTCGTTGCGGCTGCAGCCATCGCACCTCTTGGCGTGCAAGCGCCTGTCAATGAACGCTTCAGCGCCCAGGAGACAGGCCAGGTGCGCGTCGTCAACGCTGGCACGGCCACCGTGCATCTTGGCGTCGGCCCCACTGCTTCTGCGGCCCAGGCCAATGCTGTGGCAGCCACGGCAGGCAACCCTGCTGCTGGCATTCCCATAGTGGCTGGCGCTGTTGAAGTGCTGCGCTTCCCGGCTGGCTCGTTCTTCTCTGGCGTGGCATCTGGCGCGACCACCGTCTATCTGACGCCAGGAGAAGGCCTGTAACGCTGTGGAGGCAGGAACAATGGCTTTTGAGAACGGAGAAATTGACCCCGTCAAATATGGCGTCCTGTGGCAGAAGGTCCAGGACATGGACAAGAAGATGGACAAGCTGGAGCGCAACGTGGAAGAGTTGGTCGAACTGGCCAACAAGTCCAAGGGCGGTCTTTGGTTTGGCATGAGCGTCGTTTCTGGTGTCTCGGCCGTCGTCGGCTTCATCCTCAGCCACTGGAAAGGCCACTGATGCGCGAGCAGATCATGCAGATGGTTCGTGAGAACCCAAGGACGATCAAAGACATGGCAGACGCCACTGGCCTGTCCAAGCAAGACGTCCTCGCGCATCTGTCTGGTCTGCCTGTTGAGATGGTGCGCACCGTCAGCCATGGCGGTCGTGGCCGTCCTGTGGTCGTCATTCACTACGTCGCCAAGTAGGAGGCAGCATGTACAAGCTCGGCCCACGCTCCCAGACGCGTCTGAAAGGCGTGCATCCTGATCTGGTCAAGGTGGTCGAGCGTGCCATCGAGATCACCACGGTGGACTTCACGGTACTCGAAGGCTTGCGCGATCCTGCGCGCCAGAAGACGCTGATGGAGTCAGGTGCAAGCCAGACCCTCAACTCGCGGCACATCACTGGCCACGCGGTCGATCTTGGGGCTTGGGTGGACAACCAGGTCGACTGGTCCTGGCCCCTGTATCACAAGATCGCAGCGGCCATGAAAGAGGCGGCCAAGGAGTTGAACATCGCCATCGTGTGGGGTGGTGACTGGCGCACGTTCAAAGACGGCCCACACTTCGAACTGGACAGGAGGAAGTACCCATGATCCAAGCACTCATCCCGGCGCTGGCCCCCATCGTTGGCCAGATCGTCGGCAGCCTGTTTCCTGACCCAACTGAGAAGGCCAAGGCCGAGGCTGAGGCCATGCGTCAGTTGCTGGCGCATCAAGGCGAGATCGAGGCGGCTGCGGCCAAAATCATCCAGACCGAGGCGGCAAGCACGCATTGGCTAGCGGCTAACTGGCGGCCTCTGACCATGATCACTTTCACTGCGCTGATCGTGGCCAGGTGGATGGGTTGGGTGGCTCCTAATCTCAGCGAGGCAGAGTACCTCAAGCTGTGGTCGATCATTGAGTTCGGGCTTGGTGGCTACGTGGTTGGACGCAGCGTCGAGAAGGTGGCTCCTGCCATTGCCACCGCCATGAAGCGATAGCAGTTGTCTCCTCCCTGTGGCCTTGCGGCCACTTTGCCCGGCCTGGTGCCAGGCTTTTTCATGACGGCAAGCGCTCGCCTGTCTCGAATGCCTCGCGGCCGTCCATCGAATGGTGCAGCCAGACGCCTTCGTCCAACGTCGGCCTGCACCAGCAACTGCCGTTTGCCTCGTGCTCGCGCAGGTCGTTCAGCGGCACCACGTGCCAGCCTGCGCAGTTGCAGTCCCGGCCCTGGCGGCAGTTCTGGTTGCATGTCATTTGTGCAGGTCCAGGAACAAGCACTCGTGCTTGTGGCTCACGCCTTTGGAGTCGATGTAAGACTCGCCACAGCCTGCGAACCACTCGAGCACGATCAAGGCCATCACGCCTACCACTAGACAGAGCAGCAGGAACTCAAATAGTTTGCGCAGCATCTTTTTTCTCCGAAGGTGGAACCCAGCCCATTGCACGAAACCGCTTCATGATATCGGTCTGCGCTGCAGGGATGTATTTCCAGTTGGGGTTGAGCAGGCTGGCGCGATGCGCCAGGTAGTTGGGTTGCACTTGTTGCGTTTGAGTCATGGCGCGCTCCTCAAAGTTTGAACTCGTGGGCCTTCAGGAAGGCAATCTCTTGTTCGGTGGCCATGCACAAGGCCATCATGTGCTTTTGCAGGTAGGCCTGCAGCTTGGCCCTGTTGCTTGGCGTCGGGCACTTGCGGAAGGCTTCGATCAGTTTGCTCACGGTCAGCTCCTTGCTGGTTGGTTGCGATGACCACACTTTACCACAATTTCACACGACAGCAAGCATAAGTACAAACCCTAGACGATCTCCACATCGTGCGGCTGCTTGCGGCCGTCCAGAATGGCGTGGATGCGCTGCTCGGTCAGCCGGTGGCAGCGGTACATGGTCCTGGCTGGAAGCACCTCCAGCAACTCGGCGTAGTTGGCCAGGATCGAGCGCACGGCCTGGATGCCAGGCCCGTCCAACCTGATTGGCTTGCCTTCGCGTTTGTGGCGCTGCCCGGCCACAGCAAGGGCACGCACAGCGTCTGCCAGCAGCCCACTGTCGTCGTCGCAGACCTTCATCTCGACCACCAGCGTCTCCAGCATGTTGACGGCATCGCTCACAACCCGCCAGTCCTCTGTGCTCGGCTCGTCGGCCGTCTCCAGAGCGTGCAGCCCTTCGTACATCCTGGTCAGTTGGTGCGTGCGGTACTCCTGCGGCATGGGCTGGGTGGGGCTGGCCATCAACTCGTCCAGGACCGTGTATGTCTTTGGGCGCTGCGACTGCTTACGCTTGGCTGACTTCTTCATTGGGAACCTTCCACAGGGCATCGCACAGGGCACCGGCTTGCTGGCGCGGCGGCTCGGCGAACCAAGGGCTGCGCTCTCCTGCAGGCTTGGCCCACAGCACGCGGCGGCACTTGTTGCATGGGTGGACCAGGTGGCCAGCGTCGTCGCGCACACCAGCGCACCTGGTGCAGTCAAATGGCATGGTGGTCATGCCGTCACATCCACCAGGCTGATCTGCCGCGTCTCGCGGTCTAGGAACACGGCGATGGCAGTCGGAAGCGGACCACCGATCGCACGGCACGTGGCCATGCAGATCGGTGTCGGCCTCATGAACGCCACCAGCACATGCCGCTTGTCGTTCGGGCTGTCTGCGGCCATCAGTACGACCTCCAGATCTCGATCTCGACAAACCACAGGTACAGCCGGAACTCGCCCATGTCAAAGCCACAGGCGAGGTACGGCGCGCGGCGTGGAAACCACTTCACATCACAGCGCAGGCGTTTTTTCATTGGCCATCCCCTGCTTGATGTAGTGCAGCACCTGCGCTGCCAGCGTGCGCGTGTTCGCGTCGGCCAGCTTGCGCAACTCTTGGTCGATGTCGAAGGGGATTCGGATCGTCATGTAGCGATCCTTCACCTCCTTGCCGACCTGCTCGTTGGTCGGCGTGGTCATCAGTCGGTCCCCCCAGCGTTGACCAGGGTGGCTTCCTCGAACATGTCGGCGGTGGCAGGACCACCGGCCAGTTCGACAGGAATGCCGTGCGACAGCAGGCTGACCAGGGCGTCCTGGCCAGCCACCTCGATCTCGAATCGAGTCTGGGCAGCGTGCCGGATGGCCTGGGCCTGATTGCCTGCGCGGATCAGGCGGTGCTTGTTGGTCTCCGTGTCGGTGACCAGGTAGATGCGAGTCGTGCTCATGTGGCGTCCTTGAGTTGGTCGAAAAAGGCACTGATCTGCCGCTTGGCATCATCAGCACCTTTTCCCACTATAACCCAATATCCCACACTTTGTAAGTAGTCTCGCCAGTCTTTCTGCTCCGGGCTAAGGCTGCCACCCTTGCTGCGCTTCATCTCGACCCACAGACGCCAGGCAGGCACGAACAGGTCAGGCACGCCAGAGGCCACGCCTTCGGCCTTCAGGCGGCCAGCGGTGGCCTTGCTGCGCGCGCCACCGTTTGGGATGGCATGGATGCGCACGCCTGGCCATGTTTGGCGAAACCATCGCACCACTTCGCGCTGTTCTTCGTGCTCGGTTGGGATGCGGTCTGGCGTGCTCAAAACGGTATCTCCATGATCCACTGCTCGCAGGCGTCAACTGTGCTGGCGAAATCCTCGGGCGGCTTCATGTCGAACGCCAGGCAGTGTCCGGACTGGTTGAAGTGGTCGCAGGTGTGGCAGCACTTGGGCGGCCCGGCACGCATCCATTCACGCCACTGGATCAGGAACTCCGGCTCTGGTGGTCTAGTGCTCATGCCTGGCGCTCCTTCACGAACGTGCCGTCTGGCATCAGCGTTCCTCGGCGGTCCTTGATCTGCTCGTAGGCACCGGCCAGGCACCTGGTCATGTCAAGGTCGCGCAGCGCGCAGTAGTTGATCAGGCAGACCAGCACATCACCCACAGCATCCTCAATGGCTGCGCGGTCGCGCTTGCCTTCGGCGTCGGCCAACTCACCCATCTCCGACACGGCCTTGAGCAACTGGCTCACAGGCGTGGCGTTCGGAATGATGCGCCTGTCCTCGGCCCACCGGATCACCTTCATTTCCAACTCGGTCCAACTCATCTCTGCTCCTTCACTTGGTAGTCATGAAAAACTGTTCCTCGGCTGGCGTCGCCAACTTTGCAAGGCCGGACCCACACGATGCGGCCGTCTGGCAGCCTGCGCGAGTGGCCTCGGCGGTCGTGCAGCCTGGGGCTGGCGTGCGTTCCACCCTTGTGCTCGCACTTGATGACCTTGCCATCGATCACTACCGTTCGCCAGTCGTAGGACGGCTGCTTGCCTGCTGCGATCTTGCGCTTGTTGGTGAACGTCGGCCGCACGAACGGCTGGTATGCCGTCTTGGTGGCCATCATTGAGTGGTACCACTTGATCAGCACGGCAAGCACAAAGCGCGCTTCATCCTCCGGAACAGGATCATCTTCCTCTGTCGGTCCGTACATGATCCTGTCGCCTTCAATGGTGTAGAGCATCGTCGGAATCTTGCGCGGCATCACGTTGGTCGGACCTTTCCACATGTCGATGACGATGCCTTCGTGCGGATCGTCGCCCACCACCACAGCCAGGACGTCGTAGGAGGCGTGCGACTTACTCGGCCCACGCGAGGCTACAAAGCAGCGTCCGAACGGCGGCCTGCAGGTCATCAAGGCGTCGGTGTTGACGGCCATCTGGTCAGCAGTCAGGCCAGAGATGTCGAACCACTGCAGTTCTGTCGGGTCCATGCCGGTCGTGGTGGTCCAGGCGATGGTTTCTCGGATCAGCGGCGTCATGTCCAACTCCTCTTCAGCACCCTGTGGAACTTGCCGTCCAGCCGGTACTCGATGCTGGTTGGCGGCTTGCTGTTGCTCATCTGCACGGCCAGGTACTCCAGCCCTTCGCTGCCTTCCATGTGCGCGGCCTCGGCTAGGTGGGCACCAGACGAGTTGGCCATCGTCATCAGTTGGCGCATGGCCTTCTGCCCGGCGTAGCCGTCGTGCAGAACCGGTAGGTACTCGGTGATCGGCTTGTCCGAAAGGCTGCCGTAGTAGGTGCAGGACAGCATCTCCTTGCCTGACGCGCGGCTGACATGCCTGCGCCAGTTCCAGGACGAGACCTCCAGGTCTTTTCCTTCCAGGCCCATGATGTCGTCGTCGCGCAGTTCCAACTTCTTGCGCTCCGGCTCTGGGAATGGATGGCCACAGGCCGGGCAGATCGACACGGCGATGGCGCACAACTCGCCACAGTTGTCGCAGACCTTGACCGGCGCTTCACCGTTGCCGTCGCCTGCCTTCTTCGGCGGCTGCACGGCCGTGATTGGCCCATGCGTGGCCACCACACCAGCAAAGTCCAGCACCAGGCAGTGGTCGGTGTGACTCTTGACCCGCATTCCTCGGCCTGCCATCTGCACATACAGGCTGGCGCTCATGGTGGGGCGCATCATGGCGATCAGGTCGATGTCCGGGTAGTCGAAGCCGGTGGTCAGCACGTTGGCGTTGGTCATGGCGCGCAGGCGGCCAGCCTTGAAGTCGGCCAGCATCTGCTCGCGCTCCTTCTTCGGCGTCTCGCCTGTCACGCACTCGGCCGCGATGCCGTGCTGGCGCAGGACTTCAGCCACGTGGTTTGCGTGCTTGACCCCGGTGCAGAAGAACAGCCACGCCTTGCGATCGCCAGCCAGTTCGATCACCTCACGCACCACGCGCTGGTTGTTGTCGTCGGTGTCCACTGCGGCCTGCAACTCGGACTCGATGAACTCGCCACCACGCTTGTGCACGCCACTGGTGTCCAGCCTGGCCTTGGTGATCTTGCTGCGCAGCGTGGCCAAGTAGCCTTTGAAGATAAGTTCCTCGATGCTGACCGGCTCGATCAGGTCGTCGAACAGCGCAGGCTTGTCGGTGATCAGGCCGTGGCCCAAGCGGTAAGGCGTGGCCGTCAGGCCCACCACCCGCAGCGCAGGATTGATGGCGGTCAGTTCGGCCAGCAGTTGCCGGTAGCCACCCTCGTCCTTGTGGTTGACCAGGTGGCACTCATCGATGATCACCAGGTCGATGTGGCCGAGCATGCGCGCCTTGCTGCGCACCGACTGGATACCAGCAAATGTGATCGGCTCGCCGAGCTGCTTCTTGCCGATGCTGGCGCTGTAGACGCCCATCGGCGCGCCTGGCCAGTGCAGGCGCATCTTCTCTGCGTTCTGCTCGATCAGCTCCTTGACGTGCGTGAGCATCAGCACGCGCGTCTCTGGCCAGTTCTGCAGGGCGTCCTTGCACAGGGCGGCGACGATGTGACTCTTCCCGGACCCGGTCGGCAGCACCAGGCATGGGTTGCCGTGGTGGCCGGCCTCGAACCAGGCATAGAGCTGGTCGATGGTGCGCTGTTGGTACTCGCGCAACACGGTCATGCGTTCTTCTCCCGCAGCTTGGCTTCGATGTCATCAAACAAGTCATCGTCAACCAGCATGTTGTTTGCTTCTGCAATGCTTGCTCGTTGTTCCGGTGTTAGTCCTACCCACGGCTTGCTTGCTGGTGGGGATGTGTAGAGGGGAACCAGCATTCGCGTTGGCTCAGGGTAAGCATGGTTCAGGCGAACGAACTCCATACTGGCCTCGTCTTTGTTCATAAACACAAGCACAGGGCCATGTGTCCAGATCATCCACGCCACCGGCTCCTGCTGCTGTGCTGGCTGCTCGGCTAGCGCTTCCACAATACGACGCGCAGTAAATCCCTCCCAATGCTCGCCCCTTGGTGGGGACTCATCAGAGCACAATATTTCGTAAACAATTTGCACGATTGGGTGTTCAAACGCAATAGTCGGCTGCTTTGCTCGCTGCACATATCCGAACGGTGTTGACAAGCCGCCGCCGATATACTCTTGTGCTGGCTGCTCTGCCAGTGCTTCGCGGATGGCGGTGAGAACAGTTTCCACATGCGGAAGAAGTTCATTGCCTTTCTTCGTAACGTCTTGCGGATAGCTGTCGTAAAACCACGCCAGCGCGTTGCGCGTTTCTTCCAACGCCTCCAGCGCCTGCTGCATCAGTTCTCTATCAGTGTTCATCCCACAATCCTCGCGTCAAATTGCTGGCGCAGCTCCTCGACGTACTCGTCGCCAAGGCTGCACATCTTGGGGTTGGCCAGAATCTCGCGGCTGGTGTAGACGTGCGCATCGCCTTCACCGTTGGCCACGTCTCGGCCTTCGATGACGTAGACAGCCGTCCAGTCGTCCAAGCCGTCCTTGCGCTGCCAGGGCACCAGGTCAGGATGCAGGACGTGGCTGTCGCAGGCCTGGCGCTGGAACTCCACCGGAATGCCGTCTGCGTCGTGGCGCTCGCAGCGCCAGGTGCTGTCGTCCTTAGCCGTGCTGTGCGCGCAGGTGCGGCAGTTCACATGCTCGGTGGTTTTGGTCTCATGGCAGAACTTGTAGGCGTCGCAGAACTTGCACTGATACCAGCTCGGGTCGGTGCTGATCGGCTCTGGCATGCGGTCGGACAGCGCCAGCCTGCGGCCGCGCTCGATGGCCTTCTCGGCTGCCGCCTGGTCGTAGTTGATGCGCTCGGTGTAAATGCGGTCGTCGTCCTTGCAAACGGCCAGGTACAAGGCGCGGT